AAAGAATGCTGCAGTCGTTATAGCAAATAACAGATTTTCTTCTGGAGAAACAATTCAATATTCAGTGAATAGTGTTTCCGCATTTACAATCAGCGGGGCTAATTCTTATATTGCATTATCTTCAACGGTAAGTGGATCTAATACTAATAATTTGCGATCTATTGTTTTATCAACGTCTAATTTGTCTCGAGACGGAATCTCCACAATTAATTCTAACACTATAAGCATAGTTTCTGGAACTAATATGGGATTTTCCGCAAATGTTGTGACTGTTGTTGCGAACTCAACAATGGGATGGCTCGAGGCAATAGTAGATACTGATATGCCAGCAGCAACCACATCAAATACCGTATATTCTATTGGAACGCATAAAGTAAATGATGTTGGTGCTATGTTCGGTATTTTCCATATACCATCAGAAACAAATTTAAAATGGTTAACTGGTGAGCGAACATTTATTGTAACAGATACAGCAACTTATAATGACAATGATTATAACATGCGTGCTATTACAAAATATACTGCTCTTGGTAAGGTGAATACAGACGTCAATGCTAGAAATACTGTGTTGCGAGAAATGACTCCAGCAACACAAAAAGCACCTGAAAAAACAACACAACAAACACAAAAATTAAATGATCGCAAATTTATGGCGCAAACATTCTTTACGCCACGCGGATCACAAATTGTTGATAACGAAGTTAAAAACGGATATGGCATCTTTGTATCTTCAGTTGATTTATTCTTTAAGACTAAACCAACAAATGCTGAAGAATTGCTGCCATTTACGCTTGTGTTATGTAAGGTTGAAAGCGGAATCCCTAGTTACGCAGAGCCACTAGCATCAAAAACACTAGAGCCAGCGTATATAAAAGTTTCTGATAATCCTAGCACATCAAACTCTAATACTGTTACAACGTTTAGATTTACAGATCCAGTGTATTTGTTGCCTGAAACAGAATATGCAATCAAATTGATTACTGAGTCTCCCGACTATGAAGTATGGACTGCTAAATTAGGTGAAGAGTATACTGATAATTTGGGAAATACTAGAAGAATATCTGATCAACCTAATGTTGGAAATTTCTTCAAATCTCAAAATGCATCATTATGGAATCCAATAGCAAATGAAGATTTAATGTTTGTTATTAACAGAGCATCATTCGAAACTGGCGCTTCTGGAAATACTGTGTATTTTAATTTGACGCCAAATGATAAAATGACATCGAATTTAGTATACGACTACATTCAATTGACTGCTACAGAGCAAGTTTTTGCTCCAACGACAATATCGTATGAAGTTAAGACTGTGTTAACTGATGGCACTGTTACAGATTTTATCAAAGTAAATAATCGTGAAGTATTCTCTTTTGGTGGCGATACAGATGTTTCTTCTGCTTCGAAGAAAAGAAGAAGATTAATATCATCAGGTAATGTGGCATCAATTAATGTAAAGGTCACAATGAAAACCACAGATGATTCTGTGTCGCCTATATTAAACAGAGAACGATTCGGATTAACAACACTTCAAAACATTATTAATAATGCTGGCATAGCAAATAATCTAATTTCTATTACAAATGGTGGCTCTCATAGCAATGCTTCAAATATTGTTATCACAATTAGCGCTCCTGATGTTGGAAGCAATACTGCAACTGCAAATGTATTGACTTCTCAATTAGTTGGCGGTAAAATAATTGGTGTTAATATAGTCAATCCAGGAGCAGGATACTTTACCTCTCCGACAGTTACTATAGCTGAACCTTCTGCCACATCTAATGCAACTGCAATTGTTAATGGCGAAAACGATGTAAGCGGCGGCAATATCTTAACGAAATATCAAACTAAGATTGTTACGTTAGAAGATGGATTTGATTCAGGAGATTTAATTGTTCGATTGAACGCGATTAAACCTAATGGAACTGATGTTGCTGTATATTTCAAGGTTCTTTCTGCCTTAGACAGTGATGCATTTACTGCGAAAAAGTGGCAAAAAATGCAAGTTGTCAGAGATAATTTCTCAATAAATTCAACGCAGCGTGTTCCATTAGAATTTAGACATTCTTTAGAAAAGGGCACAATTTCTTACACTGAAGGAACTAACACATATCCTTTGGGCGGAACGTTTAAATATTTTGCAATTAAAATTTGTTTAACTGCAGAAGATCCTAGCGTCATTCCTTATGTTGAATCAATGAGAGCTGTTGCTGTCCCAGGTGGCTAATATGAGACATAAAATTCCTGGCACAAAATTTTCTCGAGATGCAAAAACACGCGCAATATTATGCAATGATTTAACAGAAAAGAGAAAATACGAAATAGAATTACAAAAAGTTAAAAGTGACGCTCGTCGAGATGAAGAAATAAATAATCTAAAGAGAGACATTTCTGATATTAAAGGAATGCTCGAGGCTCTATTGAGCAGAGGAACAGATGGCTAACGCAAATATTACACAAGTTCAAGTAACTAATACATTTGATGAATGGCGAGTAGCCACGAATGATCTTATTTCTGATCGTAATATTTTACGCAATCATCCTTATGTGAAGGATAATAGTAATTTTAGAATAGCAAACGGTGCAGTGTCTATCGCCAGATCAACTGGAGGAACTCTCCTTACAATTGAGGGATCTGGAGATGCATCTATCGGCGGAACAACAACCACAACAGATTTAATTGTAACAGATGATGGGTTAGTTGGAAATGTGCTAACTGTTGCTGGAAATACAATATTACAATCAAATTTATCTGTTGCTAAAAATACAGTTATATCTCAAAATGTTAACGTTGCTGGCACATTAAATGTTGTCACAATGTTGGAATCTGTTGGTAATGCGCGTTTCTATTCTAATACCTTTGTATCTTCTAACTCTACTGTATCACAAAATTTAATAGTTGTTGGAACTTCAAATTTAACGAACGTATACATATCATCAAATGTTCGAAGCCATTTGAACGCTTCACTAAATGTTTATGTTGGACAAGATTTATTTGTATATGGAAACACTGGTTTATCACAAAATTTAAGTGTTTCTGGAAATACAGTAATTTCACAAAATTTAAATGTTGCAGGGACATTAAACGTTACTGGTAATTCTATATTCTCAAATGGATATTTTGCTGGAACTGCTAATGCAGAAATCGCAAGACTAAATGTTGCATATGTAAATTCATTGACTGTTACTGAGCCTATTTTGGCTCCAGCAGTTTCTGCGGATTCTGTTTATGTGCTGAGATTCGGAGCGAATACCGATGGAGATGGTATTTTTAGAGTTAGACGTAGCAGTGGAAATGCTGATATCTATTGGAATGAGACGTCAAACGCATATCAATTCCTAGTAAATAATCAAAAAGCAAATGTTTCATTGAAATTAAAATCATATTCTGATTATATTTTAGAAGATACAAATGTCAGCGGATCAAAGACAATTGATTTAAATCAATCTAATTGGCACAAATTAACGTTGACAGGTTCTTCTGGAAATAGACAAATTACATTTACTAATGCACCAACTTCTGGTGTTGGATTTACTGTTTCGTTAATTATTCTTCAAGATGTAACTGGATCAAAAACACCAACTTGGTCTAATACCGTATATTGGGCAGGTGGGTTAGTTCCACCAGCAACAACATCTGCAAACGCAAGAGACCTTTGGACGTTCACAACATATGATGGTGGTTCTACATATTTGGGAACTCTTGCAGTAAAAGATGCGAGATAACAATGCCTCGTAGTTTTGATTTAAATAAAACATGGATTCCTGGGAATTATCGTGGAACTACCACATTTAATTCTAGCAGCACATTAAGTATTGCCTATGGGCGGTATAAGGGAACAGTATCAGGGCGAGGCGGTTCTGGTAATTCTCCGAGCTACAATACAGTTCCTGGAAATCCAAATCCACCTAATCCAACGAACTATCCATACACAGCTGCTGTGTATAATACAGTTCCTGGTAGCGCAAATCCACCTAATGCACCGAACTATCCATATGTAAGTGGAGAAAGTTACAACACAGTTCCTGGGAATCCACCGAACTATCCATACACAGCTGCTGTGTATAATACAGTTCCTGGAAATCCAAATCCACCTAATCCAACGAACTATCCATACACAGCTGCTGTGTATAATACAGTTCCTGGGAATCCAAATCCACCTAATCCACTGAACTATCCATACACAGCTGCTGTGTATAATACAGTTCCAGGAAATCCAAATCCACCTAATCCAACGAACTATCCATACACAGCGGCTGTGTATAATACAGTTCCTGGGAATTCACCGAACTATCCATACACAGCTGCTGTGTATAATACAGTTCCAGGAAATCCACCAAGTTATCCTGTTCAAGGTGTGTTTTGGGGAACATTGTTTTACAGTAATACTAATGGATTTGCTGAAATTTTTGAAGAAGATCCTGTGCAACTTGGATTTCAATATTATCCACAAACTGGAAATTCTCCATCTTTGCCTGGTCCAGCTAATGTTTATGCTGATCCAGCAGCAGGTCCACATGCGGCTATTGGACGAAACTTTTACATAACATATTTCCCTATCGATACCAGTTACAATACAGTTCCTGGGAATTCACCGAGCTATCCATACGTAAGTGGAGAAAGTTACAATACAGTTCCTGGGAATTCACCGAGCTATCCATATGTGAGTGGGGAAAGTTATAACACAGTTGGTGGAAATCCAACTCCTCCTAATGCAACGAACTATCCATATGTGAGTGGAGAAAGTTACAATACAGTTGGTGGAAATCCAACTCCTCCTAATGCAACGAACTATCCATATGTGAGTGGGGAAAGTTATAACACAGTTGGTGGAAATCCAACTCCTCCTAATGCAACGAACTATCCATATGTGAGTGGGGAAAGTTATAACACAGTTGGTGGGAGTTCACCAAATTATCCGTATACAGCTGCTGTGTATAATACAGTTCCTGGGAATCCAACTCCTCCTAATGCAACGAGCTATCCATATGTGAGTGGAGAAAGTTACAATACAGTTGGTGGAAATCCAACTCCTCCTAATGCAACGAACTATCCATACGTTCCTGGTAATGCTGGAACACCAACTACTGTTCTTGGAGTATATTTCCCAGGAGGTCCTGTAGGTTCTGATGCGCCATATGTGCCAGAAACAACGATTAATTATTGGGAATATCCAGACAATGTTGGAACTGGTCCAGGAACAACACCAGGAGCTCCTGCAGGATATCCAATTAGTGTTCCGAGCGGTGGATATATAGTAGTGAAGATTGAATAATTTTAAATTGTATAGTATAATTAGTATGTAGCAATTGGAGTTTATTATGCCATCGTTTCCCAAATATATGCGAGAATTGCCACACTTCGTCGTGGCTGAAAACTACTTCACTCCAGAAGAAGTTGATAGAATCAACGATTTAGAAGAATTACAAGAATTTTCTTTAGGAAAAGTTGGTTATGATAAATCAGGAAAAACTCAAAAAGAAGTAAGAGACAGCCATATATCTTGGCTTTTTATGAACAATGATTCTCAATGGATTTTTGATAAGTTTAATTGGTTAGTTGCACAAACTAATCACTCACATTTTATGCAAAATATTGATGGATTTGAGGCATTCCAATACACAAAATATTCCAAAGGTCAACATTACACATGGCATTTTGATTATGAGCCGAAGTTCAATAAATTTGAGAGAAAAATTAGCGCAACAATAATATTGTCGGATCCCAAAAAATATAGTGGCGGCGAATTTGAAATAGTGACTGATGGCAACATTGAAAAGCCACAAGTATTTAAGCCCAATCCAGGAACAGTTATACTATTTGCGTCTTGGATGCCACACAGAGTTGCGCCTATTAAATCTGGTGTTAGAAAATCATTAGTTGCTTGGGTAATGGGTGAAAGATCATGTTAAATAAACTTGTCAGCATCTTTAAAAATGATATTATAGAATTTTATTGCCATCCAAATTATGTTGGGATATTCCCAGAACCAAAACCTGCGATAAAGTATCTGCCAGATTGGTTTAAGAGAATTCCTCCTGTTAATGAATCAGTGAGTGATCCATCATTTGGTGGACCTGCGTTAACAGCAAAAAAATGTTTCCCGTTAATAGACGCAATGTCTCTTGGATATACTATGCCTCTCTGCGCTGATCTACATGTTAAGGTAGACGCAGAAATGACAGAAATTAAAATACATAATCCACCAGAAATTGCTATTGCTGAATTTCACAGCCCAGCGCAGTTAGGCGATGATGTGGCGCCACGATATCCATTAAATGCTTTAAAATTTATAAACTATTGGGTTATAAAAACTGCACCAGGATGGTCAACGTTATTCATACCTCCAATTAATCATATCGATCAGCCGTTCACATGCCTGGGTGGTTTAGTTGATACGGACAATTATCCTAAAGAAGTAAATTTTCCTGCTATTTGGAATACTCCTGGATTTGATGATTGTATTCCTGCAGGAACTCCATTAGTTACTGCTATTCCGATTAAAAGAAACTCATTTAGTAAAAAACCAAAAATTAGGGATATGACCAAAAGTGAGTTTAAACATATAGAGAAAATAAGGAAACAACAAAGAACTAGAAAACATGTTTATACAAATGAATTAAGAGAAAAGAAATGAGTATTTTTGACTTTTTTACTAAAAAGAAATCTGCTTCATATAATATTGAAGAAGAAATTAACACAATATCAAACAGTGCAGAAGAAGTATATTCGAATCAAACCAAGAATCAAATCGAATTCATAGATTCTTCTAAGTTAATTTTTTCTTCTATACCTATTCAAAAGGCAAAAGATGTCCCATTAAACACAAAAAAATATTCTCAGGAAACTGGAAAGCAATTTACATTTCCTCTTTGCCCTGGCATGTATGATTATTCTGAACTAGGATATATTGTTTCCAGCTGGTCGGATTATCATTTTAAAGCGAATAAAGCTGGTGTTGCATGTGTTATGGGTGGAGGCAAAAGAAAATCTCCATTTCAACAACCTGTCAATATGGATGCTAGCATTGTAGAAGGTTTACTTAATGTCCATGATGGTATACCACTTAAGCCGTTTAATCTTACTTCTCCATGGAAAATTTTTACATACGATAAAAATATATCTGCGTTATTACTTCCTGCATGGTTTCACGCAGATCCAGAATTTTTAGATAATTTTTATGTATTTCCTGGTGTGGTTGACTATAAATCTTTCAGTGCAATGAATTTAATTATTGCCGCGAAACGAAAAATGCAATACACAATAAAAGCTGGTGATCCAATTTTGCAAATTATACCATTTTATAATAAGGAAATTGTCTGCGGATACGGACCACCTAACATTGAACAGCAATCTAAAATCAATTACGATCCGACTTCGCATAGAAATCAATTTTATAGAAAAAACCATAAAGTAAAAAAACAATATGCATTAAATGACGTCGATCCACCTAAAGATAGCAGTAACCAAGAATGAAAATATTTGTAAGCATATGTTCATATAGAGATAATTTGTTGCATCATACTATAGAGAGTTTAATTAAATTTAAATCTAATAGACATGAAGCGACATATGCTATTTTTGAACAGAATACCATAGATAAAAGCCTTGAAACGCTTTATCCAGAATTAATAAAAAGAAAAGATGTAAAATATAAAAGAATTGATCCAGAATATTCTGAGGGCGTTGGATGGGCTCGGCATATTAACAGTTTACAATTAACTGATGAGGATTTTTATTATCAAATAGATTCACATATGGTATTTGATCCTGATTGGGATCGTATGCTCATTAATGATTACAGAGAAGCAGTTTCTAAATGCGACACAAATAAAATTATTATATCCTCTAATTGTAAAAATTTTGAGGTTATCGATGATACTCCCTGCCTTCAACATAATAAAAGAGTTGCAACCGTAGCCAAATTTTATCAATTTAATAAAAATTTTTGGATATATGCTCATGGAGAACATATCCCAGCAACAGAAACAGTTATGCCAGCAATACATGTTTTTGCAGGCAACTTCTTTACTCATTCTGATTGGCTCCAAAATGTTGGAATAAATCCGAAAATATTCTTTCATGGAGAAGAACAGATAATGACTTTGGCTTCTTTTGCTGCGGGGTATAAATTATTTCATGGAAAGGAAATTTCTTGCTATCACTATTTAAATGCAAATCTGCACACATCAAAACAAACGGTAAACCCAGTTGTCTCAGACGATATCTTATCACAACGAGCATTAATTTCAGATATTGAATTTAAGGCATTTTTAGAGCATCTAGATGATTCAGTATTGGAGAGCTATAAGGCATATTCTGGGGTAGATTATATAAATAGAAAATTGGAAAAACGCGCTATAACATACAATATTTCGCCATCATGCGAAAACGATTGGGAAGTCTAAAATTTTGTAATTATAAATACCAATTATAATAATTAGGAATTCCCATGCCATACGCCGAGTTGATGATTGATCAAGGATCTACATTTGAGACATCAATTACTATTACTGGTGATGATGGTGATGTGTTAAACGTCACAAATTACACATTTGCTAGCTCCATAAGAAAATCGTATTATTCAGCAAACGTTTCAGCTAACATTAATGTTAATAAAATGGATGCCAATACTGGAAATATTAATTTATTTCTGAGTGCAGCCACAACTTCAAATTTAAAGGCTGGAAGATATCTATATGATGTTAAAATGACTGATACTGCCAACAATTCAACCAGAATTGTTGAAGGCATTTTAATTGTAACTCCACAGGTAACACGATAAATGGAAATAAAACTAACATCGAACAATAGAATCGGTAGAGTGACATTTTCAAACAAAAGAGCAAATCGATTTTCTGATTTGGTTGACGTCGTGAGCGCAGGAGCGCCAGATGGTGCAGTTTTAGTATATAATGCGAATACTGGAACATATCAGGTTCAAACGCTACCGACTAGCGATGGTGGTTCGTTTTAATGACTATATTGCAAATAAAACGATCTACATCGAATGTAGCGCCAAACACGCTGCAAGATGGCGAAATGGCGTATTCTTATCTAAGCAATACGTTGTTTATTGGTGATACTGCAAATGGTGTGATGAATGTTGGCGGTGTGTATTATACTCGTAAATTAGATAATGCTAGTTTTGCTAATGGCAATTCTACTTTAGTTGTTAGAGCATCAAATGGGTATGTTCAACTTGCAAAAGTTGATGTGTTAAATGACCTCAATGTTACTGGTAATGTGACTTTTTCAGAATTAAATGGTGGAAAGTTCTAATAAATAATTTGGTGATTGTTTTTTCGTTATAATTTTTAACTAATACCAACAGCGAATTATTAAATGCCAACAAAAATTATAATTAAAAATTCTGGCGCATCAGGTAACGTTCCAGCAGCAGCAAACCTCGATCACGGCGAATTGGCATTAAATTATGCTGATGGTTATCTGTTCTATAAAAATTCTTCAAATAGTGTTCAACGACTTTCTGGCGGCAACACATTTGTTACAATCAACGCAAATGGAACTATAGTATCTGCAGACTCAACAGACGATGCAGTTTCTCTTTTACCTGGAAGTGGAATAGACATCACTTCTAATGCGCAAACAGATTCAATTACAATCAGTGCTAGATTAGTTGATTCAACTAATTCTACATCCACAACAGAAGCCGCAACTGCAAACTCAGTTAAAAATGCCAGAGATGCAGTCAACACAGTATTAAATATTAGCGTCTTTGCGCTTAACACAGCAAATGTCGCTGCGAACATTGCGAATAATTCAGCAAATACTGCAGCTGTAGCAGCTAATAATGCAAATAATTCATATAATATAGCACTATTAGCATACGCTGCTGCTAATGGCGCATATGCTAATAGTCCTGGTCCAGCATACGACCAAGCCAACGCTGCCCAAACAACTGCACAGAACGCATACGGTGCTGCCAATACATCTGCTAATACTGTCAGAGTTTCACAAAATAGCGGATCCACATTATCTTCGAAGCAATTAAATTTTGTAAACACAGCCAATGTTACAATTACTGTAACAGATTCTGGCAATGGTAATGCAAATATCGCAATATTCGCAGCTGCTGGCGGTGGTGGAGGAGATTCTACAGCTGCATATAACCAAGCAAATCTAGCATACGCAGCGGCTAACACTGCTCAAACTACAAGTCAGAATGCATATGGTCAAGCAAATCTAGCATATACAGCTGCTAACACTGCCCAGACAACTGCTCAGAATGCTTATGGGCAGGCTAACAGCGCATATGGACAAGCAAATACAGCAACAACAAATGCTGGAACTGCTCAGACGACTGCTCAAAACGCATACGGCGCAGCCAATACTGCTCAAACTACAAGTCAGAATGCATATGGTCAAGCAAATCTAGCGTATGGCGCAGCCAACACTGCGCAAACGACTGCTCAGAACGCTTATGGAGCTGCTAACGCTGCGCAAACGACTGCTCAGAATGCGTATGGTGCTGCAAACACAGCTCAATCAACAGCCCAAAATGCTTATGCTCAAGCAAATTCAAATTATCAACCTGCTGTAACTCGCCTTGATGTTACGAACAACGGCGCAAGCGCATATCGATTTGATCAGTATGGTTCTGCAGTTGATGATCCAACACTATATGTCCGTGCTGGCGAGACGATTGCATTTAATTTAAACAATGCTGGTCACCCATTTGCGATTCGTGTTTCATCTGGTGGTTCAAACTATGACACTGGACTGACTCATGTTGCAACTGATGGAACAGTAAGCACTGGTTCTTCTGCTCAAGGCAAAGTTTCTGGCTCATTATACTGGAAAGTTCCTTATGAACTTGGTGGAAACACTTATGTTTATCAGTGCACTGTTCATAGTGGAATGGTTGGTAATATTGTAATTGAACCAACAATAACAGTTGCACATAATCAAGCGAATAGTGCATATGGACAAGCGAATCTAGCATACACAGCCGCCAACACTGCTCAGACAACTGCTCAGAACGCTTATGGAGCTGCTAACGCTGCGCAAACGACTGCTCAGAATGCGTATGGTGCTGCAAACACAGCCCAGACTACTGCTCAGAACGCTTATGCTCAAGCCAATGCTGCTCGATCCCAAGCAAATACTGCTTATGATCAAGCGAATCTAGCATACATTCAAGCAAATACTGCAACAACAATTGGGCAAAATTCTTATAATCAAGCAAACCTTGCATATACGCAAGCAAATAATGCCTATACTGCTGCTAATAATTCAAATCTAAAACTTGGCGGTGTTATAACTGGCACATTAAACGTTACTCAAGATTTAATTATTGGTGGAAACGTTTATCTTGAAGGTAACACGACATTCATCAACGTTTCAACATATTCTGTTGAAGACTCTTTGATTTATCTTGCATCGAATAACAAGTTGACAGATTCTGTTGATATTGGTTTCATGGGTGGCAAAAATAGTGGTGGAACATACGCACACACTGGTTTTGCTAGAGATGCTACTGATGGTAAATGGAAGTTGTTCGATGGTTTAGCAGAAGAAGGGCATGTTGGTAACGTTGTAGACTTCGCTAATACTTATCTTGCGACTCTCGTTGCGAATGTTGAAGCGAACAGTATTACTGTGCTTGGAAATAGAGTCGCTGTAAATACTGATGTTGCTGCTGCATACTCTCAAGCAAATAATGCATACGGTCAAGCGAATCTAGCATATACAGCTGCTAATACAGCCCAAACAACAGCCCAAAATGCCTACGGTGCTGCCAACACTGCTCAAACCACTGCTCAAAATGCCTATGGCGCTGCTAACACAGCCCAGACTACTGCTCAGAACGCTTATGGGCAGGCAAACCTAGCATACACAGCTGCCAATACTGCACAAACGACAGCTCAAAACGCATACGGTCAAGCAAACAGCGCTTATGGTGCTGCTAATACTGCGCAAACCACTGCGCAAAATGCATACAATCAAGCGAATTTAGCATATGGTGCAGCAAATACAGCCCAGACCACTGCGCAGAATGCGTATGGAGCTGCTAATACTGCTCAAACGACCGCTCAAAATGCCTATGGTCAAGCAAATACTGCTTATGGTGCGGCGAATACAGCACAAACAACAGCACAAAACGCTTACATTGCAGCAAACACAGCAGCAAATACAGTTCGTGTATCTGCTAATGGTGGATCGACTCTTTCAAGTAAGCAACTAAATTTTGTTAATAGTGCTTCTGTATTAGTAACTGTTTCTGATAGTGGCGACGGAAACGCTAATATTTCATTCTCTCAGAGTGGAGCAAGTGCTGCTGACGCATACGGTCAGGCAAATAATGCTTATAATGCTGCCAATACTGCACAAACGACAGCTCAAAACGCATATGCAGCCGCTAATACTGCTCAGACAACTGCTCAAAACGCATACAGTCAAGCAAATGCAGCATACGGTCAAGCAAATGCTGCATATACTCAAGCAAATACAGCAACAACAAATGCTGGAACTGCTCAGACAACCGCTCAAAATGCATATGGTGCTGCCAACACTGCTCAAACCACTGCGCAAAATGCATATGGTGCTGCCAACACTGCTCAAACAACAGCCCAAAACGCATACACAGCGGCTAATACAGCTCAGACAACTGCTCAGAATGCATATACTCAAGCAAATACAGCAACAACAAATGCTGGAACTGCTCAAACCACTGCGCAAAATGCATACGGACAAGCAAACAGTGCTTATGGAGCCGCTAACGCTGCTCAGACAACTGCTCAAAATGCCTATGGTGCTTCTAACACAGCCCAGACTACTGCTCAGAATGCTTATGGGCAGGCAAATACTGCTTATGGCGCAGCAAATACTGCACAATCAACAGCAATAATTGCGTATTCTCGAGCAAACACAGCATATTACACAGCAAATATAGTTTCAACACGCGAATATTCAATAGAACAAATTGTTGACTTTGGTATACCAAATCAAGTATACTACTCTATTGATGGAGTTGTTGGTAATCAAACTCTGTATGTGAATTCTGGTGATACCATTGCATTTAGACTTGGTGCTCTTTACAACTCATCTGGAGGGCAAACATACTATACAACATTCACACTCAGAGAAAATTCCATTAATGGTGCATTTGTCACCAGCGGTTTAACTTATGTCAGCAATGATCTTTTCGCAAATGGTTATCCATCAACAGTCTTAACAGGCAATTCTGCGCAAGCACAATCAAGTGGAATCGTATATTGGAAAGTGCCAGTATCAAGCGCACTCTCTAGTTACTACATTCAAGGCAATCCTACAAATTATGCCTACACACCTAAATTGCACATCAAAGTTAATCAGGCTGCTGATGCTTATGATCAAGCAAATACAGCAGCAAATACAGTTCGTGTATCTGCTAATGGTGGATCAACATTAACAAATAAGCAACTAAATTTTGTCAATAGTGCTTCTGTATTAGTAACTGTTTCTGATGGCGGTAACGGAAACGCTAATATTTCATTCTCTCAGAGTGGAGCAAGTGCTGCTGACGCATACGGTCAGGCAAATAATGCTTATAATGCTGCTAACACAGCTCAAACCACCGCTCAAAATGCCTATAGTGCTGCTAACACCGCTCAGACAACTGCGCAGAATGCATACGGTCAAGCAAATGCTGCATATACTCAAGCAAATACAGCAACAACAAATGCTGGAACTGCCCAAACTACAGCGCAAAATGCTTATGGTGCGGCAAATACTGCGCAGACAACAGCTGGAAATGCATACAATCAAGCGAATAGCGCTTATGGAGCTGCGAATACAGCTCAAACCACCGCTCAAAATGCCTATAGTGCTGCTAACACTGCTCAAACGACTGCTCAAGATGCCTACGGGGCAGCAAATACTGCCCAGACAACTGCCCAAAATGCTTATGGGGCTGCTAATACAGCACAATCAACAGCCCAGAATGCATACAGTCAAGCAAATGCGGCATATAGTCAAGCAAATCTAGCATATGCTGCAGCAAATAATTCAAATTTAAAACTTGGCGGTGTTATAACTGGCACATTAAACGTTACTCAAGATTTAATTGTTGGCGGCAACATTTATTTACAAGGAAACACAACTTATATAAATGTCGCGACATTGAATGTTTCTGATCCATTGTTGTATCTCGCAGCAAATAATAATTCATCAGATACAGTTGATATTGGTTTTATTGGTGCTAAAAACACAAGTGGCGTTTTCAGTCAAACTGGATTGGCTCGCGATGCTTCTGACGGAAAATATAAACTTTTTGATGGACTACCAGATGTTGATCATGTTGGTAACGTAATTAATTTTGCTAATAGTTATTATGCAACTTTGGTTGCTAATATTGAAGCGCAGCATTTAACTGTTGGCGGTAATACTGTTGCAACACAAGCAAATTTAACCTCTGCTCATAATCAAGCCAATTCCGCATACGGTCAAGCAAATTTAGCATACACAGCGGCTAATACTGCACAAACGACAGCCCAAGATGCTTACGGTGCTGCCAATACAGCACAAACTACAGCGCAAAACGCTTATGGTGCTGCTAATACAGCACAATCAACAGCACAAAATGCATACGGTGCTGCTAACACTGCTCAAACGACTGCTCAGAATGCCTATGGCGCTGCGAATACAGCTCAGACAACAGCACAAAATGCTTATGGTCAGGCAAATCTAGCGTATACAGCTGCCAATACCGCGCAATCAACAGCACAAAATGCATACGGTGCTGCTAACACTGCTCAGACAACTGCTGGAAATGCATACAATCAAGCGAATTCAGCATACGGTGCTGCTAATACTGCACAAACGACTGCTCAGAATGCATACGGTCAAGCGAATCTAGCATACACAGCAGCAAATACCGCTCAAACTACAGCACAAAACGCATACGGTCAGGCAAATAATGCTTATAATGCTGCCAATACTGCTCAGACAACTGCTCAAAACGCATATGGAGCTGCTAACACTGCTCAAACGACTGCTCAGAATGCGTATGCTCAGGCTAATTCAGACTATCAGCCAGCAGTAACTGAACTTGCTGTCACAAATAACGGAGCAACAGCATATCGGTTTGATCAATATGGCTCCGCAATAGATGATCCTACAATTTATGTGCGTGCTGGCGAAACAATTGCATTTAATTTAAACAATGCTGGTCATCCGTTTGCAATTCGTGTATCGAATGGCGGCGCAAATTATGATACAGGATTGACGCATGTAGCAACAGACGGCACAGTGAGCACTGGATCCAACGCTCAAGGCAAGGTTACGGGTAAACTTTATTGGAAGGTGCCTTTTGAACTTGGTGGAAACACATATGTTTATCAGTGCACTGCTCATAGTGGAATGGTTGGTAATATTGTAATTGAACCAACAATAACAGTTGCACATAATCAAGCGAATAGTGCATATGGACAAGCCAATGCTGCTTATACTGCTGCCAATACTGCTCAGACTACAGCACAAAATGCATATGGTCAAGCAAATCTAGCATACACAGCCGCCAATACAGCTCAGACAACTGCTCAAAATGCATATGGTGCGGCAAATACTGCACAAACTACTGCTCAAAACGCTTATGGAGCTGCTAACACCGCTCAGACAACAGCACAAAATGCGTATGGCGCTGCGAACACTGCTCAGACAACAGCACAAAATGCGTATGGGCAAGCGAACGCTGCCTATGGTCAAGCAAACACAGCAGCAAATACAGTTCGTGTATCCGCAAATGGTGGATCAACCCTTTCTGGAAAACAATTAAACTTTGTCAACACTGCAAATGTAACTATCGCTGTCACTGATTCTGGTGATGGTAACGCAAATATTGCAATATTTTCTATCGGTGGTTCTGGTGGTGGAGACTCTACAGCTGCATATAATCAAGCGAACAGCGCATATGCTCAAGCAAATCTAGCATACACAGCTGCTAACACCGCTCAGACAACTGCTCAAAACGCATATGGTCAAGCGAACAGCGCCTATGGTGCTGCTAACACTGCTCAGACAACTGCTCAGAATGCATACGGACAAGCAAATGCTGCTTATGGAGCAGCGAATACTGCTCAAACAACTGCGCAGAATGCATACGGACAAGCAAATGCTGCCTACGGACAAGCGAACAGCGCCTACGGTGCTGCTAACACTGCTCAGACAACTGCTCAGAATGCATACGGACAAGCGAACAGTGCCTACGGTGCTGCTAACACTGCTCAGACAACTGCTCAGAATGCATACGGACAAGCAAATGCTGCCTACGGTCAAGCAAACAGTGCTTATGGAGCAGCGAATACTGCTCAAACAACTGCGCAGAATGCGTATGGAGCTGCTAATAGTGCTGCGAGCACAGTTCGTGTTTCTCAAAATAATGGATCGATTCTCTCTGGAAAACAATTAAATTTTGTTAACACTGCAACAGTAACAATAACAGTTTCTGATTCCGCAAATGGAAACGCAAATATTTCATTCACATCGGTTGGTGCAGCTGCAAATATAAGTGTGAGAGATGAAGGCACACAAGTTGCAAGTGCAGTTGAGAGTATTAATTTTGTCGGTGATGGAGTAACAACAACCGCAACTGGAAGTGCAGTGACTGTTACTATTCCTGGCGGCGGTGGTGGTGGATCACTATCAAATATTAAAGTTTCGCAAAACAGCACTGGAACACTTAACGCTAATAGCATTAATTTCGTCAATACTGAAACTGTAAGTGTCTCAGTAAGCGCTGGCGTAAATGGTAATGCAAATGTATCCTTTAATACTACATCATCGCAAAACAAATATAATACCACAACTATTACAACTGAAACAATCGATACGTTCTCTGCAACGACATATAGAAGTGGTAAGTATCAGTTACAAGTAGAAAGTTTATATGGATTTGCTGCATTGGAAGCCATGATTATTCATGATGGCACAACAGCAAATATTGTTGAATATGGAAAATCAACTATAGGGTCAAATGTTGGTGTATTCAATGCAGATGTAAGCAGCGGTCAAGTTCGTCTCCGATTCACTGCAAACGATCCATCCACACAAATCAGCTACTACAGAAATTTATTGAAGTTCTTGAGAAATAATTTTGTTATTGATTATTTGCCAGAGGACTTATTATACGATAAGATAATTGGCGATTTGATGAATGCCATAAGTAGCAATTTATCTAATTCCGATTTGTTAAATGTAACTGATGCATTTGTAAATGACTTGATGAACAGCGGACACGTTAGAAATAAAAACGATGGATTGGTGTATGATTTATTAGAGGGCGTTACTAAAATATCATATAATCTAAACAATTCCATAAATCACATAACACCAACAGATCTTCTAGATGAAGCATTGACGCAAACATTTGACAATTTACCAGCATTTGACGTCATGAATTCATTGACATTTACTCCTACGGACTTTATGCTAGGATACACAACTCTAGGTCAGGATTTAATGTCTGGCGGCGCAATTACAAGATTTGATAGCGCAGACAGAAATATGGGTCCAGACGAAGATTTAGACTTAATGAGTAATGACGATTTAAGAGAATATTCTGACTTGAATTGATTGTTTTTATAAATATATTCGGATGTTCAGTTTTTTTATAAATAAATTTTTATTGGTTGCAATTAATTTAAACAGAGAGAGACATATCAATGCCAACAACACTACAATTTAGACGCTATGATTCAGCGAACATCGCTAACACAACTGGTGCTGTTGGCGAAATCCTTATCGATACAGATAAGGATACAGTTGTCGTTCAAGATGGTTCAACTGCAGGTGGATTTGCGCTTGCTAAAGAATCAACAGTAGGTGCTGCATACGGTGCTGCCAATACTGCTCAAACGACCGCTCAAAATGCTTATGGTCAAGCAAATACTGCTCAAACGACCGCTCAAAATGCTTATGGTCAAGCAAATACTGCTTATGGTGCTGCCAATACAGCCCAAACAACTGCGCAGAATGCGTATGGACAGGCAAATCTAGCATATACAGCTGCTAACACTGCCCAAACAACTGCTCAAAACGCATATGGAGCTGCTAACACTGCTCAAACGACTGCTCAAGATGCCTATGGTCAAGCAAATACTGCTTATGGTGCTGCCAATACAGCCCAAACAACTGCTCAAAATGCTTATGGACAGGCTAATAGCGCTTATGGTGCTGCTAATACTGCGCAAACAACAGGTCAGAATGCGTATGCTCAAGCCAATGCTGCTTATGGTCAAGCAAATTTAGCATATACAGCCGCTAACAATTCTAATTTGCTTGTTGGTGGAACAATTACTGGATCATTGAACGTCACCCAAGACATTAATATCTCAGGAAATATTTTCCTAGAAGGTAACACAACATTTATTAACGTTGCTACATATGCTGTAGAAGACTCTCTCATTTATCTAGCATCAAATAACATTATTAACGACATTGTCGATATTGGATTTATTGGCAGTAAAAATACTGGCGGCAGTTTCCTTCAAACTGGATTGGCTCGCGATGCTTCTGATGGTAAATATAAACTTTTTGATGGACTACCAGATAACGATCACGTCGGCAACGTAATTACATTTGCAAACAGCTATTTGGCAACTTTGGTTGCAAATGTTGAAGCAAATACGTTGACTGTTGTTAACGGCGTTTCTGGAAACGTAAATTTCGATTCTGGAACATTGTTTGTTGATGCTTTCAATAATGAAGTCGGTGTTGGAACAACAACTCCAGAAGCCGCGCTTCATATCGTAGGAACCACATCTGTTCGCGAAATAGTTGAAAGAGCGAATGTTTCTGCAACCGCTCTTGGCGCAAATTTGGAAATTTCGTTGATTAACGACGGCTCTGTTACATATCTATCAGCTAACTCAACAGCAAATTCAACATTGAATATTAGAGGCAATTCAACGATTACTCTTAATACATTGATGCCAACGAATAGAACATTGAGCGTTGCTGTTCTTGTGAAGAACGGAGCAACTCCATATGCAATCAACTTTGTTCAATTAGACGGCGCAAATACAACAATCAACTGGTCTGGTGGCACTGCCCCAACACCAAATGCTAATGCGATAGATATCTATTCGTTTACAATTCTTAAGACTGGTTCTGCAACATATACATTATTGGGCGCAAAACAAAACTTTGGAGCATAATATATAATTTTATTTTGGAGGTATTATGAGTAAGGTTGATAAGAAATACATTGGTGATAAAGTATTAACTAATCGTGAAAAAGTATATCAGCTATATGGAATTAATGAAGCGATTGAATTGTTAAGACCAGGAGCAAAATGGGAATGGACAGGTGGTGTAGGGTTTTCTCGCTGGGACGACCCTAGACCATGTCCATCTAAAAAAGAAGTTGAAGAAACAATGGAAAAAATTAAGGCGTTTGAAGATTCCATTAATACAATATGGACTGAAGAACAAATTAACAACATTAACAACCATGAAAATTTATTAAATGGTTAAAATAGATAATAAAATAACTTACGGAGTTTATCAATGGCACACTTTGCAGAATTAGACGCAAATAATGTTGTCTTACGAATTGTTGTCGTAGGGAACGCAGACACATCAGACGCTAACGGTGTTGAAAAAGAACACATCGGTGCTGCTTTCTGCGAACGATTGTTCGGTGGCACCTGGAAGCAAACTTCTTACAATGGAAACATGCGTAAAAATTATGCTGGCATTGGTTTTACATATAATGCCAGTATAGATGCATTCGTTCCACCAAAACCATATCCATCTTGGGTGTTAAATAACACAACAGCTAATTGGGACGCACCTGTTGCTAAACCTAATGACGGTAAATCTTATGAGTGGAATGAAGCTGAATTAAATTGGGTTGAAGTTTCTATTACATAATTTAATTATTAATTGAGGAATTGTTATGGCTATACTTGATCTTTTTCCAACTCCAGTTGGAATATATGAATTGAATAGGGATGTGAGTGATATTGAAAAAGAAACTGTATTAAATTTTGAACGGAGAAGTAATTCCGGAAATTTAACGAGCAAACCTCGTAACATTGTATATGATTATCCAGAATTAAATCATCTTAAATCATTTTTTGATGAAAGTATCCAAGACTATTGCAACAATGCATTAGCAATCAATCCAAATGAAGTCTCTGTGTATATAACTCAATCTTGGGCAAATTATACCGACTCTGGTCAATATCACCATAAACACTCACATCCGAATAGTTATGTTTCAGGTGTATTTTATCTCCAATCTTCAGAAGAAGATAAAATACATTTTTTTAATTCCAATACAACTAATCACAATATGAGAGAAATTAGAGTTAATACAGTTTCTTATAATAAGTATAATTCAGAATCATGGTGGTTGGAAGCAACCCAAGGTAGATTATATCTATTTCCATCTAATTTTGTTCATATGGTCGAAACAGTAGTTGCAAAACAAACTCGAGTTAGTATCTCATTTAATACTTTTCTTAAAGGTGTTGTTGGGTCAGCAGATAGCTTGACAGAATTAATTTTAAATTAACTAAATATTGGTAGATGCGCATGAAGGTATTTAAATGGCTACACCAACTACCAGAGAACAATTAAAAGATTACTGCCTAAGAAAATTAGGATTTCCAGTAATTGATATTAATGTTGATGACGATCAGCTAGACGATCGAATAGATGATGCTCTTTCAAAGTTTAGAGACTATCATTACGATGGAACTGAGGAATTATACCTAGCCCATCTTGTCACATCAGGAGATATTGCTAACAGCTATGTGACATTAGCTGATTCTATAGTAGGCGTCAGTAGAGTTTTGCCAATTAATTCTGGAAGCGTTAGTTCCTCAAGCGAACAAGGGTTTAATATTTTTGATATTAATTATCAAATTCGTTTAAACGATTTTTACAATCTTTTATCTTCATCATACACATATTATGTTATTGCGCGCGAACATCTAGCAACATTAGATATGATTGTAACGGGCGAACTACCGTTTACATATAATAAAAAAATAAATCAATTAAAAATATTGATGGATTGGAGCGGCAGAATTGCTGTTGGCGACTATCTAGTATTTCATTGTTATAGAGTTGTTGATCCGAATTCTTATTCAAAAGTATTTAATGATACATGGGTTAAGGATTATACCACTGCATTGTTCAAAGAACAATGGGGATCTAATTTAACAAAATATACAAATTATACATTACCAGGTGGATTAGTTGTAAATGGTGAAAAGATATACAATGATGCTGTAATTGAAGTTGCTGCGCTTGAAGAAAAACTTCGTGATGTATATGAGGCTCCACCGCAAATGATGGTGGGCTAATATGCCAACTTCAGTATACTTCAACAATCAAGACGCTACAAGAGAACAATTTCTTGTTGAAGATTTAATTCTAGAATCAATAAAAAATCATGGTATCGATGTAATCTACCTACCTAGAGCATCGCAATCAACTATTGATGAACTGTTCGGTGATGATACAGTAAAATACTTCAACGAATCGTATACTATTGATGTATACATGGAAACTTTTAATGACTTTGAAGGTAATCAAGAATTTTTTAGTAAATTTGGATTAGAGATTCAAAAAAACGCCAAAATAGCAGTAGCACGAAGAACTTTTTCTAGATTTATTCCAAACGCAACTCGAAATTCTCCGAAAGAAGGAGATCTTATATGGCTTCCTGTTCAACAAAAATTAATGGAAATTAAAAGAGTTGAAGAAGAAAAAAACTTCTTTCAAGCAGGAAAAATTGCCCCATATATGTTTGGACTAACAATAGAAACATTTAAATATAATGGAGAATTATTTGACACAGGTATTTTTGAAATTGATGAAATCCAAAATAGACAATCATACGCAATAAACTTTACTGTTGCAGCAGGTGGCGTTGGTAATTTTGAAATAGGTGAACCTGTATATCAAGGCAATTCATATAGTGCCGCTTCAATAAAAGCATATGTAGCAGATTTTGATAAAGCAACAAGAATTTTACGATTAAGAAATATCAAAGGAACATTTGTTGCGAATCAACACATTAAAGGATTTAATAGTTCTGCTAGCTGGATAATGCAATCAGGTAATATTATGGATAATCAAAATGATGCAGATGATAACATTATTGTCGAAAGCGAAGCAGATAATATATTAGATTGGACTGAAACAAATCCATTCGGATCATCGGATGAAACTTAATGTTATCTAACGCACATTTCTACCATAGAATTACACGCAAACTTGTTGTTGCTTTTGGCACAATGTTTAACAACATTATGCTCAAGAGATATAATAAAGAAAATACTGTAGAAATTGAAAGAATTGTTGTTCCTATGACATATATGTCAAAAGAAAAATTCTATCAACGATTAGCGCAAGATCCAAATTTATCAAAAGAAGTTCAAATAAACCTACCTAGAATGACGTTTGAATTAGATTCAATCGTATACGATCCGTTGAGAAAAGTTTCTGCGTTTCAAAAATATTTTGCTCCTAAATCGAATACAGAAATAAAAACTACATACTCAACTCCATATAATTTTAATTTTTCGCTAAACATATTTGTTCGAAATACTGAAGACGGAACACAAATAATAGAGCAAATACTACCATATTTTAATCCTGATTATACATTATCA